TCGATGCTGTGTGATGATATGAGCCTGTATGACATTATTATGGCAGCATATACAAAAGCCCACAGAGTCACCGGAGATAAGTATTTCCCGATGATCTATAAGCGTGGATTTGCGGTGTATGCCTGCCAGTGGATTGTGTCCGGTTTTGTGATATCAGAAGAGGATAACCTGTCTGAAGCATCGATCGAAGAAAGCATGGATCAGATCGTGAACCGTGTCAAAATTTATGATGAAAAGGGAAACCAGATTGGGGAAGTGCAGGATAACGATAGTCAGAAGCTATATGGTACCTTCCAGCAGATCTACACACAGGAGAAAGACATTGATGCGATGACAGCGGCAAAGGCAATGCTCGCTGTAACGCCGACGCAGAAAATTAAGATATCGTGTGTTGGTAATCCGAATTGCCTGAGCTGCTATTTTGTAATGGTGTCTGATTCTACGACCGGATTGAAGGGAAGATACTGGATCAGTTCGGACAAGCATACATGGGAAAATGATACGTACATGATGGAACTCGAGCTTATGTTTGACAGCATTATGACTGAGGTGGAATCAACGGTGGAAAAGGAGGAGACAAAGTAATGGGCTGGACGAATGATATGATAGATATGATGCGCGGCTCGAATGGATCTGGCAGCGGGATTAAGCTGGCGGTCATGACCGGTCCGACATCATGCAAAATCGGAAATCTGGAACTGTCCGCGACCGATCTTCTTATTTCGGATCGTCTGCTTTCCAGTCTTTGCACAAAGGTATCTGAGACAGCACCTTCCGGAGGTGGAACGTGTACGGATAAGTCGTCTTATCTGTCTGCACTAAAAGCTGGTGATACTGTGGCAGTCTATCAGCTGTCAGATGAAAAGTTTCTTGTATTAGAGAGGATGGTGAGCGTATGAGCGTTTTACCATCCTTTTTAGTTGAGAGTGCATTGAAGACGGCTGCTGCAGCACAGAATGTCCTGGCAATTCCGAAAGAGTATGGAGTTGACTTTTCCACTGGTCAGTTGACCGGATCCATCGTAGAAGGAATTGAGGCAATCAAGGTATGGATATGGAGCTGTATTCACACAGAACGGTACCGATATGCGATATATACCTGGCAGCATGGAACGGAATACGAACAATATATCGGCCAAACGGTTACGGACGAATACTTGCAGAGCGACTGCCTGACAGAAACGGAAGAGGCACTGTTGGTAAATCCGTACATAACCGAAATCACAGATTTTACAGCGGAGATGAACAGAGACACACTTCATATCAGTTTCCGGGCTGAAACACTGTATGGAGAGGTGGTGGTGAGTGAATATGTATGAGGATAGAACTTATGATGCCTTGCTTGCGGAAGGAAAGGCACAGGTCAGCGATAGTATTCTGAAGAGCGAAGGCTCTCTCGTGCACAATGCGATCAGCATCCTCGCCTACGAGCTGGAGCGTTTTTACATCCAGGCGGACTACATGCTGCAGCAGATCGATCCTGCGACGGCGGACTATGATAATCTTGTAAAACTTTGCGCTCAACGTGGCATTTATCCGAAGGATGCAACCTGTGCAGAAGTGATGCTCGTGGGCGATGCTGACATACCGATTGGCGCCCGCTTCAACTTAAGTGCATACAATTACGTGGTCATCGAGCTGATCGATGGCAATTACACGTATTTGGCCAGATGCGAGACCGCAGGTTCTGGTCCGAACGGATTGACCGGCGTCGCAACTCCGATCACCTACGTAGATGGACTTGGCACGGCAACGATCACAGATGTAACTGTTCTGGGTGAGGACGCGAGCACGCGGGCGGATCTTCTGGCGGACTACCAAAATAGCTTCGACAGCAGTTCTTTTGGCGGCAACATTGCGGAGTACAAGCTCAAACTGAATGCGATCGACGGTATCGGCGGCTGCAAGATCTACCCGGTATGGCAGGGCGGAGGCACGGTAAAGGCCGTGCTGATCAGCAGCGACTACGGAATTTGTTCTGATTATCTGATCAGCCAGATCCAGGAAAAAATGTGTCCGACGCCTAAGGCAGGTTATGGCATCGCAGCCATAGGGCATGACATGACCGTCGTGTCTGTCAGCAGCGTGACCGTCAACATCGTGGCAAAGATCACGTTCATGTCTGGTTACAGTTGGGAGTCGTGCCAAGACGCAATCAGGCAGGCCATTGATGATTATATCATGGTACAGCGTGAGATGTGGTCCGATGGAGATGAAAATAGCTTTATTACGGTATATGTAAGTCGTGTTGAGAGCGCGATCCTGTCCGTACAGGGTGTGCTTGACGTAGGCGACACGACGCTAAACGAGAGCACCTCTAACCTGGTTCTTTCCTGGGATGCGGTGCCGTTCCTGGGCGCGGTGACAAATACAAATGCTTGAATTTAATACGATACACTGGCTGCCTCAGCATTTATCCAGGATGAGGGAATGGCAGGAGATCTGTAAAGCCTACGACTATCTCCTGCAGAAGGCTTTCGCTGACGTGGATGAGATCTACGCGAACCAGTTTTTAGACAGTCTCACAGAAATCGGCTGCTTGATCTGGGAACGACTTCTGAGCATCACAGTGACGGCAGATGAAACACTAGAAGAACGTCGACAGACCATCAAAAGTTATTTTGCCGGAGATCTTCCGTATACGGAGAACAAACTTCGGGAAGTTCTTGAGTCCCTCGCGGGGCCTGGGAAAGTCACGCTGACGGTCACGCAGGACATCTATGAACTTCGGGTCGACCTAAAAAACAACGCGCCGAATGTTCTTGGCAATGTGCAGGATATCGTCTATAAGATGCGACCGTCAGACATGGTTGTCAGGATCTGCGTGAACTATGAGGACGCTAACCGGCTTTATGTCGGTCATGCGATCAAATTTACCAGATTTCTCACACCGAACTCGCCGGAAGGAGGGGACCCACTAGATGGATTCAGCTGGTATGTAGATTCTGACAATGCACTGTTAATTGATGAAGAAGGCAGTGCGTTATCAGATTAACAAGGAGGATACTATGGCAGATAGATATTTAACGTTACAGACTACGTCTGCTGGCATGAACATGATCATCAAGTCTTTATATGGCGGGAGTATCACGTTCACGAGGATGGTGGCTGGCAATGGAAAACCGAAAAATCTTAACAACCCGACGAGTCTCATCAATCCAATGCTCGAGATCGGAATCACGAAAGCGGATGTCAAGTCCGATTATCTCCTGCTGACCGGGTACGCCAATTCGTCTTCGATCAAGTCTAGCTTTTATGGATATGAACTCGGTGTTTATGCAAAAGACGCGGACAACAACGAGCAGCTCTATGCATATCGGTACAGTTCCGGTGATGTGGACTATTTTCCGGCATCCGATTCTGGACGGACATTGGAATTAACAATGACCGTCGTCGTGCAGCTTGGCAACGCAGAGAACGTAAAAGCAATCCTCGTCGAGGGCGATGCTTACGCACTGAAGTCTGATTTCGAAGCACACTTATCCGATAAGTTCAACCCTCATGGTGTGACGGCTGCGCAGGTGGGCGCAGCTGCATCCAACCATACCCACGGTACAGCGGACATCATGTCCGGAATACTGAGTGAGGCGAGAGGAGGCACGGGTTCGGATACATTGTACGGTTCCGACCTTGCTAAAGTGAGAAAGGCAACACTGTTGCCCAGCGCATGGTCTTCCTCTGCACCGTACACGCAGTCCTTGCCAGTCAGCGGCATAACTGCGAATCACGCGCCGATCATCTCCTGTGGAGCGCCTTCTGTGCTTACAGCTGCAAAGTATACGGACTTGATTAAGGCTTACGGAATGATAGACAGAGCGGTGACTGGGACCAATAAGATCACTTTTTACTGCTATCGCAAGAAACCGACTATTGAGATCCCAGTATATATCAAGGGGGTGTAAGCTATGGCTGAATGTGTTTTACTTAAAGGCGGAGCCGGGGTCTTCGGCTCCGATGAGTGTACGGCAACGATTGATCATGTACTTAAAGGGTATAAGGCCATAACGAAAGATTCCGATGATGCACCGATCGAGGGGTCTATAGTCTCAAAAGCGGAAGCTACTTACTATGCAAAAAGATCCGGGGTCCAGACGATTGCAGCCGGGCAGTATCTGTCCGGAGATCAAACGATCGAGGCTATAGGCATTACAAGCATAAACGCGAATGCTCACTATGGATCCGGAACAGAATTAAATACTTTTACAATGCCGAGGGATGGAACGATAGTTTATGGTGGATTGTCACATATCCCGTGCCAGAGCGGAACTGTAATCTGCGAGGTTGCTGTCAATGATACCGTCATCACAGACATGAATTGGCCGAACGCTGGAAACTTTTACGAGAGAGTAAGTACGGTTAACAAAATCAGAGATGTCGCCCAGGGGGACGTAATATCGGTAAAAGCATACGTGTCTGAAGCACACAGCAGCGCTCAGATAAGCTGCGTATGTATTTATTAAGGGGGCAGGGACATGAGTACTATTAAGCAAATCACAGAAGTAGCCATTGTAGAAGAGGTCGAAGAATCGGCTGAGCCTACGATTTACGTAGAAAATGAAGGAACTTTTCGCAGAGCCAGAGGACGCCAGGCACGCAAGGTTATCGGTCTGGATGGTATTGTAGTGACTGACGGACTACTCTGCGTGGAATTGGATGAATAACGGGCAAAAGAAAGAGGGGATTATTCCATGAGTATTACAAAACCGATCCTTTTGGATGAGACCGGAAAGCAGATGATATCTGCGATCAATCGGCAGAATGCTTTACTTGAAATCATGGTAAGCGATAAAATAGCTAATCTTACCACAAACTTCAGTGAGATTCAGCGCCTCGTAAGGATGGGAATCGCGAATGAGGTTATGACTATCGGAGACCAGATCAATGTAAATTGGTCTGATGGAGCCACCGATTATGTAATGCCTTTCGATATTGTGCATTTCGGAGGTGTTACATTGCAGGACGGTGAGGTGGTTCCGGGCATGTTCCTGCAGAGCCATTATGCACTTCCCGCAGGTGTGCAGTTTGACAATTACGAGGCTTTTTATCTGGCACCAGATGGTCTGGAGGCAGGCACTTATAATGTGACGATCGCACAGAACTGGGGAAAAATCCAGGGTGGAGATTACCAGTTCACTCTCACAAAAGCTGTACCTTCAGGAGGATGTCTCACCGGTTTTGAAAAAATTTCAAGTGCCGAAAACTGGACGGTCAAATCCTTTGCAGATATGGAGACGAATACTCCCATCGAAACCGTAACAGTTGCAGTTGGATCCGAGGGAGCTGCACTCGGCATTATGCCTTATAACAAAGCGGGTGAAACAGTTAATAGCATGTACCGTACTGGCTTCGGATATCACAGATGGTCTCAAAGCAACATTCGCCAGTATCTCAACAGTAACGCTGATACAGGTAAATGGTGGACTTCACAGAACGTTTTTGACCGTGCACCTTCACAGCTTGCGACCATGCAGGGATTTATGAAGGGCTTCTCAGAGGACTTTCTCAAGATCCTTGGTAAGGTGAAAGTAACTACCGCACTTAATACATACGAGAAATTTGAGACGGATCGAGAAGATACCTATGACACGTTCTTTCTGCCATCATTGGAACAGATATATGCATCTCCTAAGCTGGCAGGTGCTGAAGGAGAGTATTGGGAATACTGGAAGAGAGCGCTCGGTCTTACCTCAACAGCCGAAATAAATCGAGCATACGAGGCATACAAGACCTATGCGCTTAATTCAAAGTCCAGTTTGCAGAGCATTCAACTGCGAAGCGCGTCCTTAGGCTCTCTGGATATCTGGAGTGTACTCAGTACAGGTGTCTTAGGCAACTACGGCCCGTACAATGCGATTCGGTGCACGCCAGTTTGCGTTGTTTGCTAATCCAGATTATCAGAAATAACGGAGGTCTAATTAGGAAAGAAAAACGGAATCACTGCAGAAGAATTTAAGAAAATCACCGGAAAGGATTTCTGAGCTATCTTTACAAAATTTTCTAAGGAAGGCTGGGCGAAAATGAAAACTAAATTATGTACGATCATGGGTATGGTAGGGGGATTTATATCTACGCTGTTAGGAGGTTGGGATAACGGGTTGAAGACGCTGGTTATTTTTATGGCGATTGATTACGTGACCGGATTAATGGTGGCAGGAGTATTTCACAAGAGCCCAAAGACTGAAAATGGAAAAATGGAATCAAGAGCAGGATGGAAGGGGCTGTGCCGTAAAGGTGTAGCACTTTTAATTGTTTTAGTTGCATACCGACTCGACTTGCTAATCGGTACTACATATATTCGCGATGCGGTTATCATAGGATTTGCTGCAAATGAGCTGCTTTCTATCACTGAGAATGCGGGATTGATGGGGGTACCGTTTCCGACCGTAATTACTAAGGCGATCGAGGTACTATCAAAAAAGTCAGAGACAATGGACAAAATGGAGTAGTAGTTGCACCGGTGTAACCAGTCGCAAATCACAACTTTTAAGGCTCGGGATTATCCCGGGCCTTTTTGCATATGGAGGTACTTATGAGCATCGAAGCGAAAGAGTTTATATCAAAAATCGCACCGCTGGCACAGGCAGACATGAGTAGGTCGGGCGTGTTAGCCTCTGTCACGATCGCGCAGGCGTGCCTGGAATCTGGATATGGCACGTCTGAGCTGGCTGTGTGTGCGAACAACCTGTTCGGGATGAAATGCAGTTTGTCTGGCAATACTTGGTCATCTATCTGGAGTGGCGAGAAATATACTAAGAAAACATCTGAGTATGAAGCTGGTCAGTGGAAGGCTGTCACCGCGGAATTTCGGCAGTATCCAGACATCGGCACATCCATCCGGGACCACAGCTTGTATCTGACCGGTGCACGTAATGGAAGCGCATACCGCTATGCAGGGCTTGCAGACGAAACGGATCCACGCAAGGCGATTACGATCATCAAGGCCGGCGGATATGCGACGGATCCAGTTTATGTAGAAAAGGTTATGTCAGTGATCGAGGAATATGATCTGACTCAGTATGACGAGGAAGGAGCAAAGAAAGTGAAAATCTGTT